AGAACGAGTTTATATTTCCGACAATCTCTATCACCATCCTTTCAGACTTTACTGGTAAGTCTGATTTCTATTTTAAGGGGGACTTATATTATGTCTAAGCTTGTATGGGATGCTACCGGCGAACGCAAATTCGAGGCCGGTGTTGACCACGGCGTACTTTACGTCCAGAACACTGACGGTACTTATGCCAGTGGTGTTGTGTGGAATGGTCTGACTGGTGTTACCAGCAGCCCCGATGGCGCTGAACCTACTGATCTGTGGGCTGATAACATCAAGTATGCTACTCTGCGTTCCGCTGAAACTTTTGGTGCTACCATTGAAGCGTATACTTATCCGCTGGAGTTCATGCAGTGCGATGGTTCTGCTCAGGCGGCTGCCGGTGTCTATATCGGTCAGCAGGCGCGTAAGGCGTTTGGTTTCTGCTATCGTACTATGACCGGTAGTGATACTGATCCGACTTTGACTGAGAACTCTACCGATTTCAACTATAAGATTCATGTTATCTACAATGCTACGGCTTCTCCGTCTGAGCGTGCGTATGAGACGATTAACGATAGTCCTGATGCGATTACTCTGTCTTGGGAAATCACCACTACTCCTGTAAATATCACTGGTTATAAGCCCACTTCTGAGATCGTTATCGATATGGCTACTCTTGCTGCTGCCAAGCGTCAGACTTTACTGGATATGTTGTATGGTACTGATGGTGCTCAAGCTGGTCAGACTGGCACTGATCCGACTCTGCCCACGCCTGATGCGCTGCTGGCTCTGATCGCCTAATTTAATTAGCTATAACCATGGAGGGTATTCAGTTAGGCTGGCCCTCCTCATATTTGCGACAAAAAATGGAGGTAATCCGCGATGATTAAGAAGAGTATTAATTACACCGATCTTGAAGGAAATGCTGCCGTTGAAGAAGCCTATTTCAATCTTAATAAGCTTGAACTGCTTGAACTGAACATGGGTGTTGAGGGCGGTATTGACGGCATGCTGAATCGTGTATCTGAAAGTAATAAGCCGTCTGCGATTTTTGATTTCATTAAGACGTTTGTTCTTAAGGCTTATGGCATTAAGAGCGCTGACGGAAAGCGTCTGGACAAGGTTGTCAATGGCAAACCCATTGCCGACGACTTCGCTCAGAGTGAAGCATTCGCCGAACTGCTGGTCAGTCTTTTGTCCGATGAGAATGAAATGAATGCTTTCATGCTCGGTGTTCTTCCCGCTTCGATGGCTTCTGAGGTTCAGAAGATTCGTGAACAGAACTAAAACTTAATTATTTGGAGGCTGGAGGGAATGCTGGAGATAGTTGTGAAGGGCGTGGAATGCTATGACGAGGCGAAAAATGAGTTCATCTCAACAAAAGATACCACGCTTTGTCTTGAGCATTCCCTTTTATCTTTAGCCAAATGGGAATCAAAATGGCATAAACCTTTTCTGAATAACGACAATAAAACTCAGGAAGAAATATTAGATTATGTTCGTTGCATGACCATAACGCGAAATGTTGATCCGAGTGTATATGCGGCTATGACGATAAACCAGATAGAACAGGTTAAAGCTTACATAGAGGACCCAATGACGGCTACCTGGTTTAACGATAAGAATCAACCAAAACGTCGCCAAAAAGCGATTACTGCTGAAATCATATACTATTGGATGGTCGCATTACAAATACCATTTGAATGCGAAAAATGGCATTTGAATCGTCTGCTAACTTTGGTTCGAGTGTGTAACATAGAAAATGCACCTAAGAAAAAGATGAAAAAAGGCGACATATATAAACAGAATGCTGCGTTGAATGCCGAACGTTTAGCCAGAAGTAAGAGTGGAGGCTGAACGAACGAGAAAGGAGCATGATATTTGTGGGTATCGTTAGTTTTAAGCATAGGGGCAATTTCAATAGAACTGAAAAATTCCTGAACGCAATGATCGGACGTTCATATCTCAACATATTGGACCAATATGGTCAACTTGGAGTACAGGCTTTGGCCGATGCGACTCCTGTGAGAACAGGTAAAACTGCTGCGAGTTGGACTTATGAGATTGAGCGAACACCTGAACGAACCACGATATCATGGCTTAATACGAACGAAAATCAAGGCGTAAATATCGCCGTCATATTGCAGTATGGTCATGGAACGGGAACTGGTGGTTATGTCCAGGGTATTGATTATATTAATCCGGCAATGAGACCTATATTTGAGAATATTGCCGCACAAGCCTGGAAGGAGGTAACCGCCAAGTGAGTAGTATAGATAACAGAATAGTACAAATGCAATTTGAGAACTCTCAGTTTGAAAAGGGAGTTCGTGAGAGTTTGAAAACGCTCGAGGCTTTAAAAGAAAGTCTTGAATTTAAAGAAGCTGAAAAGCAAATGGCCTCTTTGCAGAGAGCTGGCGATAGCTTCTCTTTGGCCAAGATGTCGAGCGGCGTCGATGATCTGACAAATAGATTCTCTACGATGGGGATCGTTGGTATGCGGATGATCGAGCGCCTTACCGATAAGGTTGCCAACTTTGCAGAAAGTTCTATAAAGGCGCTTACCATTGAGCAGCCTATGAAGGGCTTCGGTAAATATGAGGAAATGACCAAGTCTGTCCAGACTATATTTATGGCGACCAAGGATGGTTATGCGTCAGCAGACGAGGCTATGGCCCATATTAATTCGCAGCTGGATAAGCTGATGTGGTTTACCGATGAGACGTCATATAATTTTAATGATATGACTGACAACATCGGTAAGTTCACATCAATGAATATTCCTCTTAATGAAGCTGTTACGGCAATGCAGGGTATTTCCGTTTGGGCTGCATCTGCCGGTCAAGGCGCATCTCAGGCTGGTCATGCGATGTATAATTTGTCGCAGGCTATGGGTGCCGGTTATGTAAAGTTAATAGACTGGAAGTCGATTAACCTTGCTAACATGTCTACGGCTGCTTTCAAGAATCAGGTTATCGAAACAGCCAAGGCCATGGGTACCTTAAATGCTAAAACTGGAAAAACTAAAAAAGGTCTCGAAGTAACCACCGAAACTTTTGAAAGCAGTTTACAAGAAGGTTGGTTTACCAAAGACGTTTTGATGAAGGTTTTAACAGACTATGGTTCGTTCGCCGATGCGGTTCATGACCTCGTAGAAATGAAGGGAATAACCACATCCGAGGCCATAAAAGAACTTGAAGATCAGTTTCCTCAGTTCGCAGTCGATGCATTTAAAGCTGCTCAGGAAGCGACGACTTTTGCGCAGGCCATTGATTCTATCAAGGACGCTGCGAGTTCGAAATGGTTAAAGATTTGGCAATCCATCTTTGGCGACTATCTTGAAGCAAAAGAGACCTGGACGAAATTAGCCAACGATCTTTATGAGATATTTGTAACTCCGTTGGATGATTTGGCGGAGAGAATGGATGAATGGTCAAGTAGAACCATAGGCGGTCATAAGGATTTAATGCAGGGTTTGTATGACGTAATGGATGCCCTGCTTGTGATTATTGATAGTATTAGGGAAGCGTTCTCTGATATATTCCCAGATAGTTTGGCAGATGATCTTTCTAAGCTAAGCCTTGGTGTAAAAGAATTCGGGGAAAACTTAAGGAGTCTTTTTTGGATAAGAGAAAAGTCTCTTGGAACCTTTCATTTAGAAGATAATTTCATTTTCACGGATCCTCTTGGTCAACTTGAGGAGAATCTTAAAAGAGGCTCTCGTGGCGAAGCGGTTAAGCGAATGCAGGGTTATCTGAAAGATCTTGGGTACAGTCTTGGAGATGCAGGTGTCGACGGCATATTTGGCCCTAAAACAGAAGCGGCGTTAAAGCAGTTTGAATCCGATTATGGATTGACTATAGATGGTCTATATGACATGACCACCCAAGCGGCATTGGGACAAGCTCTTGGTTTTCAGAAAGTACAGAAATTCGCTGGATACAAGCAGGTTGAAGATTTTGTAACCGAATATTCGCCAGCAATACAGGCATTACAGGGAATCGTAAAAGGTTTCCTTTCTGTTCTAAAGATATTTGTATCTTTATTAAGCACTGCGTTTGGCGTGATATCGGCAATATTAGAGAAACTGCAGCCGATTGGGTTAACACTGCTATCGATAGCGGGCCTCGTTGGAAATCTACTATCAATCATTGCCGAAACGGTTAGTAATCCTGAA